AGGTACGCTTTGTTTATTAAAACCAGGTGCAAAATCTACTTTTTTTAAGGCCATAATTGTGTTATATAATAATTTTATAGAGAATGAAAGTATCATAATTATGCCATTAATAAATAATTCTGTGTATTTTGTACACATACCTAGAACTGGAGGTAGATATATAACAGAGTTATTTAAAAATAATAATTACAATTTAAATTTTGATAATTTTAATGAAAAAATATTTATTGAAAATAAAGAATTTTCTGAACTACCCCATCTTTCATATCCTCATTACACACGTTTATTTAAAGAAACAAGTATTAAATGTTTTGCTGTAGTAAGAGATCCAGTAACTAGGTTTGCATCTCATTTAGAAGATAAACGAGTAGATATAGAAAACATATTTTATAGTAAAGATAATTTTTTACAATTTATAAACGCTAATATTATTTTTAACAAATCTAATTGGTGTTTACCTCAAGTAAATTTTATAAAAAAAAATACTCTCTTATGGAAATATGAAGACGGTTTAACTCAAAATTTTATTAATTGGCTACATAAAAATTTTGGTTTTACTTTTAAAAAAACTAATGTTAATTATGAAAAAACTAATGTTGATTATAAGAGTGAAATAATTTTAAATAAAAAACAAATTAATCTTGTTAAAGAATATTATTATCAAGATTATAAAATATTAGGATATTAAAATATTATAATTATGGATCATTTAGAAGCAGTTGTTGAATTAAAAAATATAGTTTGTCCTAATTTTATACAAAAATTAATTCCTTTCGTTAAAAACAGAGCTAAAACTCAACTTGAAATTAGAGCAGGGCTTAATAAAGATATAAGAAATGTTAAAGGTCATAGTTTAAATGTAAAAATTCCAACAGATTTATTTTATTGGAATTATATAAAAAATGAAATTCAAAGATTATATCCTTTATACACTTCTAAATTTCCTAAAATGGAAAACTCAAAAGTTAATCAAATAGATTTATTAAAATATTCACCTGGAGGAAAATATAAAATTCACACAGATAGTTTTACCAATAATTATAGGCAGTTAAGTATTATTATTAATCTTAATAATGAATACGATGGAGGTGATTTAATATTTACAGATCAAAAAAATAAAGAAGTTAAAAGGATAAAATTAGATACAGGATCAATTGTATTTTTTCCTAGTAATTTTATGTATCCTCATGGTATTGACCCAATTAAAAAAGGAACAAGATATAGTATAGTAGCATGGCTCCAGTAAAATATAGTTTAATTAAAGATTTTTTTTCTAAACAAGAATTAGAAATAATTCAAAAATATTGTTATCATAAATTAGATGAAAACAGGAATTATAATTTAGATATACAATCTTTTTCTCCAGCTTGGTATAATGATCCTTTAATGAATTCTATATTAGATACAAAGTTATCTAGAGTAGAAATAGAATCTAAACTAAAACTTTATCCTACTTATGCATATTGGAGATATTATGTTTTTGGTGCTACGTTAACTAAACATGAAGATAGGCCTTCTTGTGAAATATCTGTTTCAGTTTGTGTAAAAAAATATGATGATTGGCCAATATTTGTTGAGGGTGCTAAGTTTGAATTAAACGAAGGTGATGCAGTTTTATATTCAGGTTGTGAACAAAAACATTGGCGACCAGGAATATACAAAGGAAAGGGAATGGCTCAAGTATTCTTTCATTATGTTAACCAAAACGGACCATATAAAGACCATGCTTACGACCAAATTGAAAAAAACAAATGACAGATAAAACAGTAAATATAAATAATTTTATTGGCACATATGATAACTTTATTATGCCTGATGATTGTCAAAAAGCTATAGATTTCTATGAAAGAAGAGTAAAATTTAACGAAACAATTAACAGAATTGATTTTGAAAAAGCATCCACATTAACAAAACAGGATCAACAATTTTTTGCAAACGAACATAATATAGATATTTGGTGGGAAGAATTAAAACCTATGATGTTTAATTTTGATTTAGCCTTTCAAAATTATTTAACACAAACAGGTGCTAAAAAAGCTTATGGTGTAGATAAATTTTTTTATACTTGTTTAAAACTTCAAAAAACTTTACGTACCGAAGGCTATCATACATGGCACATAGAACACGGTAAAGGATATGATAATGAACCTAGAGCTTTTGTTTTTTCTATTTATTTGAACGATGTAGAAGAAGGTGGAGAAACAGAATTTTTACATTTTTCAAAAAGAGTAAAACCTAAAAAAGGTAGAATAGTTATTTGGCCTGCTGGATTTCCATACGTGCATAGGGGTAATCCGCCTTTATCAGGTGATGGTAAATATATATTAACTTCTTGGATGATGTTAAGGTGAAAATTAAAAACCGTATTATAATACAAGATAATTTTTTTACAGAGGAAATTTTAAAAGAAATAAATAAAGATTTATTAAAATCTAAATTTAAAAATAGATCAATAGATGAAGGGGATTCTATTTATCAAAAAATATATTTTCAAGTGCCGTTGGATAAAGAATATTTTGCAGTAAAAGAAGTTATGAATATATTAAATAAAAATAATATTAAAGTAGATCATGCTTTTTCAAATTATTTTCTTAGCACAAAGCATGAAAAAGCTACACCTCATTGTGATGCTACAGATGTAAATTGTTTAATATATTTAAAAGGAAATCATTTAATTAATAGTGGAACAGGTTTTTATGATAAAATTAATGATAACTATGAATTAAATACTCATGTTGGTTTTAAAGAAAACAGAGCTATTATTTTTGATTCTAAAATATTTCATTGTTCTCTACAATTTAATGAAAACACTACTTCTAGATATGTTATGGCTAATTTTTTTAATTATGAAGAGTAAGACGTAGGTCTTGCACCTAATCTAGCAATTTTATCAGATGAAGTTTCTTCATCAATATTATCATTGTCCCAATCAGATTGTAATTGAACTAAATGAGCAGAATCCCATTTGTTTGTAAATTCAGAAATATTTCCTAATACTGATGAGTCATATTCTGAATGTGAAGTATTATCTCTATATTCTACTGCATGTGAAGCAACATCAGTTCCATATTGGATTGCCCAAATATTAGAAAATTTTGATTGATCCCAAAAAGAATTATCATCAATTGTATAACCAGTACCTGATTCTGCTCCAGTATTTTTAATTACCATTTTGTCTTCAAATACTATTGTCCAAGTTCCTTGTGATGCCATAATTTCTCCTAAGTCTTAATAATATAAATAATTGTTAAATAAGGTTGTAATACAGAAGAAGCACTACCTGTATAACTACTAGATCCACTACCAGAAAAGTTTGCACTCATATTGTGAGAGTGACCTCCACCTGAACCTGTGCTACCAGTGCTTGCTGGATTAAAAAATCTTCTAGGAACAACACCAGATGGCCCAGCACCCGGAGGACCCGCATTACCACCACCAGGGTGTGAGTGACTAGCAAGTTGTGATGTTGATAAAGTAGCATTAGCTGTTGAACCCCCAACGTTTCCAGTTACGTTAGTTGATACACTTCCAGATGAGGCTACTGTGTTTGCTCCACCAGTAGAAGCTAAAGCTTTGTTGTTTGATTTTCCAACGGCTACGTTGTCTTGTAGATCTGGAACATTAAACGTTGATGAACCATCACCACCACCATAAGTAGAGGCTACGATTGCAAATAAATCTGCATAAGTTGATCTTGAAACTGCTTGACCATTACACTCTAAGAAACCTGTTGGCACTGAAGCAGAAGACCATGGCACAATAGTTGCCGTAGGAATTCCTTCGATACCTGTAAGGTTTGAACCCGAAAAATCGTATTTTGTAGCTTCGTAATTTGACATATTCTATTTCTCCTTGTACGTCCATCCTGTTGTAGCATCTCCTGAAAATACTAAACAGAAACCAGCACCTTGAGTATTAACTACAAGATCTGATGCTGCGTTAGCTATATTAGAAGAGTTTCTACCAACAGTCAATGCGTTAGTATTGAAATCATAACCTTGATCGATAAATGCAACTTCATCACCAGCAGATGGTGACGCCGGTAGTGTTACTGTAACTGCTCCACCATTTGTATTTACTAAAAGTTGAGCACCGGGTTGAACTGTTTCAGCTGCAGATATTGCTCTCCATGTTTTTAGCTCAGATGCTTTTACAATATTAGTTCCGTCTGAATATAAAGTGTAGCTGTGACCTTCACATAAAGCAACACCTGTTCCAGAAGCAGTTTTAAAAGTTAAAGTATTGTTAGCGTGATTACATGCATCTTCAACAATGTATGTTTTTTCAATTGAATTTGGAACACTAACTGTTAAGTTAGAAGCCAATGTACCTGTTAGTTTAATTACTTCATTTTTACCATTTGATAAAGCACCATTAGTAAAAGTTAATGCTCTAGATGCATCAGTTACATTGAATGCTCCATAACCACCAATTGCTTGTTCAAGAATTAGTAAGTTAGT